AGAAACCTATACCAGGTAAATTATCTGGTATGTTGACACAAGAATCTCCTGGTAAACAAATCATTAATATTAGACAACAAATTATTGATGCTAAAAAAGCATCTGAAGCTGTTAAAAAGAATTTAATAACAAAACAACAAGGTAAATTAGAGAACTGGGCTGAATTAATTTCTAATAGAAATGTAAAAATTCTAGAACAATTAAGAAAAAATGAAACAACAATTGACTGGGCAGCTAGAAGTTTATTTTCAGTTGCTGTAAGACCATTAGTAGGTGCTGGAATGGGTACTGTTGGTGGTATTTTATTTGGTGATGAAGAAACAGATTTAATGTATTGGGCTACTGCTGGTGCTGTTGCAGGTCAAATGCAAAAAATGATAGCGAGAAGTGCTAAGTTTGGAACTAAATTAGAGAAAGGAAAAATTTTAGGAGTTATTGATAGAGAGTTAACTCAATTAACTTTACAAAAAGTTAGAGATTTAATGTCAGCAACAAGTGCTACCAAATTAGATTCTTATGGTGGTGCAACTAGGGAAATTGGCAAGATGTTATTTAGAGAAGTAGATTCTCCTGTTTCTCAAAAATCTGCAATCGCTATCGCTGACCAAATGCAAAGACATTTCTTTAGAAAAGTTGATAAAATTTTTAAACCTTATAATAATGATGAAATAGCTTGGGCTATATCTATTAATAGAGGTAAACAATTAACAAAAGAAACACCAAAAAGAGTAGAAGAGTTATCTATTCAAGTTAAAAATTATATAGATGAATTTAAAAATTTATCTGAAGGAGCAGGATTCTTTCCTAAAAAAGAAATTGATGATTATTTCCCTAGAGTTTTAGATTGGGATGCAATTAAGAAAGATGAAAAAGCTTTTTTAAAAACAGTTCAAGGAATTTATGAAAGCCTAGGTATGAAAGGTAAAGTAGCTTCTGGACCAAATAAAGGTAGATTAAGGTCTGAAGTTGCAGCCGAAAGTTATTATGCTGGGCACAAAACTTCTGGTGATAGTGTATTTAATGCTCAAGTATTGAAAGAGATGTTTGAAAAATCTACATCAGGTGTTTCAAAATCTGGTAAGAAATTTATTTATGCTCCAGTTAGTGAGCATATTATTCATCAAAGAGCTTTACAAGGTCCTTATAAATTAGTTGAAGAAGTTTTAGAAAAAAAAGGATATTTAGTAAATGATGGTAAAAATATTTTAACTAGAATTGCAAATGATTCAGTTAAATCTATTGCATTTGCTAGACAATTTGGAACTCATGGAGAATTACTACAACCTTTCTTTCAAAGAATTAAAGATAAATATTTAAAATCAGGATTAACAACTGAAAAAGCTTTGACTGCTGCAAATCAAGAAATGAAGTTAGTAGTTAATAGTATTGATGCATACTTTGATAGATATGGTGTTGCCATGACTGGTGCAGCTAAATCGTCAGCAGGAATTATTGCAACTTTAGGAAATGCAAATATGCTAGGTAGAGTTACTATATCATCTTTAGGTGATATAATTCAACCTTTACAAAACTCTAGTAATTGGACAGTTATTCTTAATGGCTTTAGAAGAACTGCTATAAGACAAGCAAAAGAAACTGGACCAGCTAGAGAATTAGGTTTAGATATATCTAATTCAATTCAACAAGGACTTCAAAGGTCGGCTGGTTTTGAAGGTAAAAATCTATTATTAAATAATAGTTGGATGGGTAAAACTCCTACAGAAACAGTTAATAATATAATGTTTAAAGCATTAGGATTACAATGGTTGACTGGTTATGCTAGAAGATTTGCTTATAATGTAGGTGTATCTGATGCTTATTATTTATCTAAAACTTTAAAGAAATTAACTGCTAGAGGATTAGAAAATTCTGGTAAAGCAAAAAGAATTAAATTTTTTTTAAATAATAATTATGAAATAACTACTAGACAAGCTTTACAACTAGGTTCAGCTAAAAATTTTGATGATGCAATCCTTAATAAATTAAATAAAAAAGCTATTAATGATGCAGGAGTTAAAGCTGCTAATAGAGATGCATTAATTCCTCAAGCAGATAATAGATTGTTATTTACTCAAAGTAATAATCAATGGGTTAGATTAATGGGTCAGTTTTTATCATGGGCACAAGCAAAATCTGCACAAACAAATAAAATTCTAATGAGAATAGAAAATGGTAGTGCTAAAACATTAATTAAAACTTTAGCAGTATTACCAGTTTATAGTGGAGTTCAATCATTAAGAGAGATAGCAAAATATGGAGAAATTATAACTGATTATGATGCAAATAATAATAGATGGTGGGCAGAAGGTGCAAGACTATCAGGTATGTTTGGTTTTTTACCAGAACTAATTGCTAATAGATTTATTGGACCAGGAGCAAGAGAACCATGGTATTTATTTGCACCTGCTTTTACAATTATAGGAGCACCAGGAAGAGCAGCAAAACAATTTTGGGATGGAGATACTGATAAAGCATTAGTAACTCTTAATGAAAAATTTTTTCCTTTACCTAATTGGAGACGAAGACTTTGGCAATTATTTACGTCTGGACCTCAACCTTTAAAAATAAAAGGAACTACTATGGGTAGTAAATTAAAATGGAATTTAGGTGGATTAGTTCTTAGAAAAAGATTTAAAAAAGGAGATGCAGTAGAAGCTGCTGCTATGGAAGATATAAATTTAAACAAACAGGAAGATATGAATATAAAAGATTTAGCAAGTGTCGCTGCTGCAGCAACAATAGCTACAACAGGAGTGGATGCAGATATAAATAAAGCTGTAGAAAATAATATATTACCTCCTCCGATAGAAGAAGAACAAATATTACCTAAAGAAAAACCTCTTTATGCTGAAAGAGCTTTTGTAGATTATATAGAACAAGTTGAAAATCCTAATCTTAAATATGGAATGATACATAAATCTGCAGAAGGTGGTAATGATACAATAGCGTTTGGACATAAACTTACAGATAAAGAAATAAAAGATAATAAAGTTTATGGTTATAACCTTAATGAATTAACAGCTAAAAATGCAAGACATATACTGTTATTAGATTTGCAAAAAGCAGACGAACAATTACAAGTAGATTATGGAGAAAAATATAATAAGTTAGATAAGAAAAGAAAACAAATGCTTATTGATTTTCAATATAATATGGGTAGTGATAGAGTAAAGAAATTTAAAAATTTTAAAGAAGGTCTTTTTTCTAATGATACAAACAAAATGAAAGAAGAATATGAAAGAGGATTTACCAATGAAGAAGGTGAGTTTAAAAAATTAACCAATAGGAATAAAGAATTTTTTAATTACTTTTTTGTTGACAAGTAACAGATTTCTTACTATACTATAGTATAGAAAGAGTAATGTCCATTGTGGAGTTACTCAATTTAAATCGCTTAATGAAAGGATTAACATGACAACATACGATTTAATAAACTTTGACCCATTTAAGAACTTCTCTATCGGTTTCGATAGAATGTTTGATTCATTGAATGAGGTCTCTAAGATAAATACTTCAAACTTTCCACCATATAACATTAGAAAGATAAAGGATGGGAAGTATCAGGTAGAGATGGCATTAGCTGGGTTCTCTAAATCTGATATCAAGTGTGAGTTGCAAGATGGGATACTTACAGTTGAAGCGAAGAAAGAAAAAGAAAGTGATAACTTGATTCATCAAGGGATTGCTTCAAGAAGTGTTCTAAGGAAGTTTACTCTTTCGGAATATATGATGGTAGAAGATGCTGATTTTAAAGATGGAATGCTTAAAATCAAACTCTATCAAGATTTACCTGAAGAGAAAAAACCGAGAACAATAAAGATTAAATAAATCTTTACTGTCATGGTGGTACCAGTAGGACTCATGCGAGTGAAACTGCTCTGCCACCATTAAAAAATTATGATACCATACAATATATTATTTAAACTTGGTTCTAAAGCTGTCGGCACGTTTATGACTAGACGTAAAGAAAAATCTGACAGAGCACACTCTATAGCTATGCAAGAAATGGCTACTGGAAATGAACGAGCTAAAAGAAATGGTTCTTTATTTTTAGATTTAATATTAGGTGCATTTATACTAGCACCACTAGGCATTCTTGCTTATGGTTCTTATTTTGGTGATGCATTAATATTAGAGAGAACTGAATTTTATTTCAACAGACTAAAAGAAATTCCTGACATCTATCTTTACTTAGTATTCATAGTAGTTGGTGGGAACTATGGAATATCTGTTACAAGTTTAATAAAAAATAGAAAAAAATAATAATGGGGAGTACTTATGAAATGGTTGAAAAAACTATGGCACAAGTATTTGGATTGGTTATTCAAAGATTTTTATAAATGATTACAGTAGCTTATATCCTTTTAATGTTAATCTTTATTAGTATGGTTATTGGAATGGCTATTTGGTTTATTAAAGATTATTTTAAAAAATGAAACTATCAGACAGAACAGCTATAAGTATGCCTATGAGAAACCTTATAGGAATTATAACAGCAGTTTCTGTAGGGGTGTGGGCATTCTTCGGTATACAAGAAACTTTAAATAAACATAGTACGACTTTAGAGTTAATGGAAAAAGATTTAGCACAAAACTCAGAATTTAGAATCAAATATCCTAGAGGAGAGTTAGGACAATCGTCAGGAGAAGCAGAACTTTTCATGTTGGTGGAGCATATGGCAGGATTGGTAACGAAGATGGAAGAACGAATGGAAGATATGATGTCAAATAGTGTGAACATTGAACGACTTCAAAAAGATATGGAAAAAGTTTTAAACGATATTGAGAAATTAAAAGATAAACAAAGAAGTTTTGCTAATGGAGCACGTTAATGATGGATAAAATTATAACAATTCTTATTGGAGTTATGTTAGCTGTTTCAGGTTGGGTGTTAACTCAAACATTTTCTTTATCTACTAATCAAGCAGTTCAAGTTGATAAGGTAAGTAAATTAGAAAGAACAGTTGAAAAACTACAAGATAAGATGTCTGACATGATGGATAAAGATGAAGATATTATAAGACAACATAAAAAATTATTTGAAGCTTTAGAAAATACTTCAGATTCTTCATCTAGTTATAACTACTAATGTCAAGACCAGTTAGAAAATTGATAGTAAGATTAAGAATGTGGTACGCTACAGTTAGAGGACATAAAGGTATGCGTTGGAATTATGAACCATCTGAACATTATCTTGGCATTGGGAGAAGAAAAAAATAATGATTGAAACTGTTGTAGCTTTGCTACTTATATTAAATGGAAATATTATTGAGCATACATTTAAGGATAACTTGAGTTCATGCCTCAAGTCGAAACGTATAGCTCAGAGAGAAGTAAATCCTGAGTCTGTAGTTTTTAGTTGTAAGATTGTTAAAGCTAAAACTGAAATATATATGGGTGGAAAAAAGATATTAAAGATATTAAAATAAAAATTTTAATAAATGTATATTAAAAATGAAGAAGATTATAACCGCATGAAAGCGGAGAATATAAGAAAGGAGAAATACATGGCTAAAAAGAAAAAGAAAAAAGGCAAGAAGAAAAATAAAAAAAATAAAAAGAAAAAGAGATAAGTAAATAATGGATATCATAGGTTTAATTCTACTGGTCTGTTTTATAATCTATGTTATCTATGATTTAAAAAAGAAATGATGAACGAAAAACTTATAACAATCCTTATTGCTATAATGATAGCATTGGGAGGATGGAATTTAAAGGAAACTTATAACATATCGAAAGATATGGTTTTGATTAAGGAAAAGGTGGCGACTATTCAAAATGAAGTATCGAACTCTAAAAATTTTAAGAAGAAGAAGAAACGCAAGAAAAAAAATGAAAACAATTAATGCGTGGGTTAGCTCTATAACTATATTCCTTCTTTGTGGTTTATTATTTTTAGTATCAGGATGTGAAAATACAAGGCACTCTATTGGTATATCAGGTAAACCTTTAAGTACTGATATGCAGCAAAATATTAAGATGAATTATAAAATTATTTTCGGTAAGGTGAGACCGAAGGAAGATGATGACGATTAAACTGTATGCTTATTTCCTTAAAAAGAGACGCTGGTATAGAAGAAGACGCAAAAAAAGAAAATGAAAATAGCTTTGGTAATAACAATATGTGGTATGATGGGATGTCTACCACCTCTTACTCATAATGATTGGAAATTTGAAACAGAAGAACAATGTATGTACAAAGGTTATTATCATATTGCGGAAGTTGCTGAAAACTATATGCGGTCTATAGGGGTACAACAATTCAAAGACCAAAAAATAAAGATGATGTATAATTGTTTACCTGTTGATAAAGTTTTTGAGGTTGAACCTATAGGAACTCCTACTTAGGAATGAAAAACATCCCTTGCAACTTTTTCTAAATATGTATGTAATTCTGTAAAATTAGTTTTACACTCTCTTAACATAGCTTGTATTACCCCTGCATTTTCCTTTTTAAAATAGACAGGAATCTTATCCATAGGAAAAGTTTTTAATTCACTAATAAACTGTCCTTGATTATTAATAATTAATTTGAAGCCCATTAAATCGGCTTCTTTTTTTTTGGTTCTTTTAGATTTATTTAATTTTCGGTGGGGTCGCATGGGCTTTCCGCATTAAATCAACAAACATTTCATCATCATCTTTATTGGTTTTTAATTTAGTCATTGGTTTATCGCCCTTCTTATATATTTCTACAGTTTTAACTCTAATAGGATTGGTCATAAAAGTAGGAAGCCTTAGATTATTATAACTTTTAACCATAAAGAATCCATCATCTGCTATACCAAATGTTTGAATATTTTTTATATCCATATCAGGAGAACCCACTAAACATAATCGCATATGATAGACAGTAGGTTTACCTTCAACAGGCTTTCCCTTCATGGAAAAGACTTTACTTTTTTCATCCATATTATTTCTCTCTTATAATACTTTTGCGTAAAGCTCTTATAAGTTCTTCAACTTTATCTATAATAGCAATTAAAGATTTATCTTTTATAAACCTTTGTTCTGCTTTTAATTCATCATACTCTCTTAAAGGAATAGTGACAGTTCTTCTTGAAGTTATTTCATCTTCATAAGATGATGCTTCAGCCCTATCTTGTTCTTCAGTCATCATTTTTTAGAACGCTTTCTATTTTAGAAGAGTATCCTTTACTTACAAAACTAGGTTCAGTATTAACTATACCATCTTTAACAGCTATTACTCCTCCTTGTCCATCATCATCTATTAAACTATCCACACTTGTTGTATGAATTTCATTTAACTTTTCATTGTTTCTAGTTATCTTCTTCTTTAGGTGTTCTTTAAGTTCACCTATTCTTATGTATAACATTTTATCTATGTGAGGAGTAATTCCATACATAGGTAAATCGTTAAGAGCAGAAATTATTCTACGAAAACCTCTTGCTCTTTTTTCTAATTGAGTTATAGTACTCTCATTAATCATCATAGTCCCTTTCCAATATCATTTCTAGATAGTGTATTGCCTTTTCTATATCCTTCCTCTTTCCTTTTTTTTGATGTCTGCATATATACTTAATAGCATTTCCTTCTGCAAACAATATTTTATTTTCATTAATAAATTCTGCAGGTTGAATCTTCATAGAGTTATAATGATTTCCATCTACCTGCTTACTTAATGAATCATATGTCGTACCTTTAAACATTCCTTTGTCTGTCATTACATAGCAATAGGACCTTCTTTAGCCATCCTTGCTCTCCTTTTATCTCTTTCTGTGGGTTCTAAGCTATTATTTAAATCATCTATAGTCCAATGAGGATTCTTTTTTAATTTTTTAACTATCCATTTATAAGACCAAGGTTGTAAACGTAATGTAGTTCCTTGCCAATAATGAGTTTGATTAGGTAATAATTTAAATACATTCTTAACATTTACTTTAGCTTGTTCATTAGGATTTAACAAACCCTTAAGCCAAGTTACCATAATATGTTTAGCTTTGTTTCTTATCTTGCTCATTTGTTTGGTGTTCATTTCTTTTTCTTCTTCTTATAAGTATATTTATAATCTTTAATAAAATAAATTATAAGTCCTCCAGTAAGACTTAGTAATAAAAAACCTACAATAGCTTTAGCCATCATTATCATTATTAATCTTCCAAAGATTTTCTTGATAAATTAATAAGACCTTTAAAGTATTTTTTAAAGTTATAAATAATTGAATCTTTTCTAAGAAAAAACATGCCTGAATTCCAGTAGCC